CATTGTGTTCAGTGGCAATTTTATCCACTGCCTCTTTGGTTTGCGCAGACAGCTGACCAGAGCTTTTAGCCTCCTTCAGCGCGTCCTCGGCTTTCTGGCTGAAAGTGCCGGAAACTTCTTCCAGCTTCGCAGAAACTTTTTTCAGTAATTCGTTAACTTCAGACATGGTCTTTCCTTATTGGCCGAACGCCGCCAGGGCGTCTTCAAGTTGTTTGATATTGTCAGGGTTGATTTCTTCGGTAGCGCCCGGCGTACCTTCAGGGATGGCAGCAGCGCCTGGCTTGCTGCCGGATAAGGCTTTAAGAAGTTTTCGACGCTCAGAGCGCGGCGTATCGGTTTTGGCCAGCAGCGCATCAAGCTTGCGCAGCGCCGCCGCCGGGCTGTCGTCGTCGTCAGCAATTTCATCAGCGGAGAGGAGGCTGTCGGCAAATCCTTTCGCCACCGCGTCACTGCCGCCAATATAGGTTTCGCCGTCCATCATCTTTTCGACGGTGGCGGCATCAAGACCGCTACGTGCCTGGTAGATATCGCTCATCGCTTTATCAAACGGCTCCATGTCAGCGGCGATCTGCGCCAGGTCGTGACGGTTACCCATCGCATAGACCCAGCAGTTGTGGATCATCAGGAAGGCGCCGCGTCCGATCTGTACATCATCACCGGCCATCGCGATGACCGACGCGGCGGACGCCGCCAGACCCAAAACCTTCACAGTGACTTTGCCGTCGTACTCACGCAACAGGTTGTAGATCGCCAGGCCTTCGAACATGTCGCCGCCCGGGCTGTTGATGTTAACCGTCACGTCAGCACCGCCGAGCGAGCGCAGCGCACCCGCAATGCGGCTGGCCGTCACACCCTCTCCCCAGTAATCAGCACCAATCACGTCGAAGATGGAAATGCTGTTGTCACCGTCACGGGCGGCGCGGATGCCGCCGTTCCAGCGCTCCATTGCCGCTGCCGGCAGGTCAGGTTTTTCGCGCGCAAAAGGTCGCCCCTCCGGCGCCGCCGGAAGGCTTTTAATTGTCATGGATGCTCCTAAGCCGCTTGTTTCAGCGGGGACTGTTCGAAGGGGATGTCGGGGAATACGTGGTTATGAACCTGTCGCAGCGCGAAAGCCTGTGCTGCCTGACTGTTTTGTTTCAGGTCTTCAAGCGGCGTCAGGTTGAGCTGGACCGTATAAAGATCGCCGCCCTCAATCGGTGGCATGTTCTCCAGGCGGCGGACGTCGTTACGGGACATCCAGCCATTCTGTAGCGCACTGGTGTAGTACGCCGCCCGGCCAGCACTGTCGGCGCGCAGCAGGCCCTCTACCGAGAACTCGGCAAAGAGGTCCTCTTCGCCATTCAGCAGACAGCGGGAGATCTCCTGCTCGATATTCACCAGCAGCGGGCGCAGCGTGTGGGTCAGGAACTGGAGGTTCATCCCCTCAAGACTCGATGCCCAGCTGCTCTGCTTCGATGTGTGACCGACCATAAAAGGCGGCACGCGGAACCATCTGCAGATTTCCTCGATGCTGAACGACCGAGACTCAAGCATCTGCGCGGCTTCCGGGTTCATGGTGACGTTCTGATATTTCAGTCCGCCCTCAAGAACCATAATTTTTCCGGCGTTTTTAGAGCCGGTAAAGGCCTGCATATAGCCCCGAAGTCGCTCTCTTTGATCCTTATCAAGCGCCGCGTCAGCTGAAAGAAACCCCGAGCTTTGCAGACCATTTTCGAAAATCTTTGCAGCAGACTCTTCGACGGCCATCGCCGCGCCGATCACGTCACGACCCGTCATCATTGGCATCATGCCGCAGACACCATCAAGGCCAAATCCCCGGATGTGCATCAGGTTCTTTTCGGAGATAACGCGTTTCTTGCCGTCCTCGGTGTAGGTGTATTCCAGCCTTCCGGTATCCAGCCGCTTCACCACCATGTTCTGGGGCAGCAGTGGCACCAGCGACACCAGCTTATTGCCGATAAACAGCTTCTCGACAAAGGCATTACCGCGCAGGCAGATACTGGCCACCACCATGAGCATAAAGCGCGACGGCGTCATTTCCAGATTGGGACGGCGACAAAGTACCTGGTAAACCGGATGATTCTGCGCCAGCTTGCGCGAGCCATCAGCCTGCCGGGTGTAAATCTTAACCGGCAGTGTGGATACCGACTCGCTCAGAAGCCGGACGCAGGCCCAGACCGCAGAAAGCTGGATCGCCCGATCTGCGGTCACCACCTTGCCGCTGCTGCTCGTGCCATACCACTCCTGCCAGAACGTTCCGGTAGTCAGGCTGATGGGCACGCCCAGCCAGTTGAGCAAGGCGCTTTTTACCTTGCCCGGCTGCTTATTTTTCTTCATCAGAAACCTACCATGATGGGGTTGTCAAAGAATCCACTCAGGTCCTGCTGGTCGTTGCCACCGTTAACGAGCAGACGGCTCATTGCGGTAAACAGCGCCGCCGGGCCGTCAATCTTGGCTTCCGGGGTCGATTTGTTGGGGAAGATATTGTCATTACGATCCGGCCTAACCGTCACATTCGACATCATCCAGTTCATCACCGGGTGATTGCTGTGATGTAGCCGGCCACCGTAAACCAGCGCTTCAACTTCCTTCATGGCTTCGGAGAAGTTGCGGACCGTCTGTGGAACCTCCACCAGAGGCAGGCCTTCCTCGGCAAGCGCCAGGCTGAACTGCGTGGCACTCCACGGGTCAAAACCGATTTCTTTCAGGCTTTCACCAGCCACCCACGCCTGAAGTTCTTCCTTGATCTGCGCGTGGTCTATCACATCCCCGTCGGTCAGGATGAGCTTGTCCAGTTCCGCCCATTTGCGGTAGAGCTCGGCCATCTGCCGGGAACACTTCTCAAGACGCCCCTCCGGCAGCCAGAATTTAAAGTCGGTGTGAACGTGCCCGTCAGGAGAACGCCAGGCTTTTACCGCGGCGCAGATATCGATTTTGTTCGCCAGATCGACCCCCACCCACAGCGGATAGGTTTTCAGTTCATGCGCCGGCGCGATGAGTTCGCATTTTTCCCACTTCAGCATGTCCATCCAGGAAGACTCTGCCGTAACCCAGATATTCATGTGTTTGGTGAAAAAGTTAACGCGGGCGGACACCTGCTCTTTGGCCTTCTTCGCCAGGCGACGCAGATCGTCCCAGCGCTTGCAGATGCCGAGGCCCGGATTCGCCTTCTGCCAGACCGTTTCATCGAAAGGGTCGTCGCCTTCGTCCAGGGTGTAGATGATGGCAAAGAAGGTATCGTCCTTAACCGCTCCTTCCACATCGCTGTTGAAACCGCGCAGTACCTTGATGGCATAATCGCGCAGCTCATAGCAGATGCCTTCTTTATTAAAGCCGGCGGTGGTAATGCCGAACAGCAGCGACTGCAGGCGCGCACCGGTTGCTGTCTCCAGCACGTCCCAGACGTCACGGGTTTTATGGGCGTGCAGCTCGTCGACAATGCCGCAGTGGATGTTCAGGCCGTCCAGGTTGTTCGCGTCGCTGGAAAGGGGCTCGAACTTCGACGCGCTCTGCTCCTGGTAGATCGCCAGCTTGTTGAACTCAAACAGGCGGCCCAGTGTCGCTTTCGCTTTCTTCACCATGTT